TCACCCTCAGCTATCTTTTTCCATATTGCTCCATGTCCAGCAGAACATGCATTTGCTTTTTGGGCTGGAGACATATTATCAATAATTAAAGGTGGTTCATAATATTTCATTTTAATGCCAGTTTGACACCAAGCTGCACGGCCAGTAATATCTGACCACCCTTCAAAATATTCCCAGTCTAATCCAACATCGTCACAAGATTTCGCACATACCTCTGCGTATTCACGACTTGTTGGAGTGTTTATTCTGAGAATATATGCTTTCATTGTCCGTGTTTTAATTCCTTGTACATAATAAAGTCATTATAAAAATAATTATGAACTGGTATTAGTGCATCTGCATCAAATTCAATTTCATTTGTTTTATCTTTACGAGTATCAGTTTTATGCTGTGGTAATGGTGGACATTCCAAACCTAATGTTTCAGTCATAAAATGATTTAAACGAACATCCAAATCTTCATATAACCAATATTCACCAACGAGTTCACCTCGTATCTTTAATAAATCAGTCTGTATGATTCTTGAGTTTGGGTCCTCAAATAAACCATTCGGAGCCCAAGATTTATATTCATCCAATGAAGCTGGTGTTTTGGGTGCTTTCCATTTCTTATAAAAGTAATATAAACTCTTTTGTCTGTCGAGTGGTTCTCTTAACAATGCGAAACAATAATATTCACGAGCTTGTTCTTCTGTCAAAACTTTTTCAGAAATTAATTGTTCGATTGTAAAATGATAAAATGCATAAGGTCTGTACCTTGATACAATACTTTCTGGTAATGTTCCTGGAATACTACTATCTTCTACTTCTGTGTAAATAGCATCAGGGTCATCTACATTATTAATAAAAAAATCCGATAAACTACTTGAAGCAGTTTTCGGCGTGCGTAAAAAGAGGAATTTATATTTGTGTGATAAGTACATTATACTCCTTGTGAATAATCAACGCAATGATAGCCCATACCTGTAGAACCCCACTTATGGTCAGCATAGACTTTATCCGGTCCTTCATATCGAACCGATTGGTTTAAGTAGTACTGAGGAATAAAATAATGTGATGGCCAAATGGTAAGTTTATCTTTCCATTCATCTATAAATTGGGCCAAAAATTCATTCCCAGTTGATTTGTGTGGTTGTCTGTGTAAATCACCTGGGCGTAATATACGCAATGAATCAATTAACATTTTAACAAATTCATTTCCAGGATTACAAGCAAAAATTGGTTGTACAAAATTATGTACATTACGACCACCTCTATCGTTTTCATAACATGTATATGCGTGGTCTTCTGGAGATGTAAAAAGTTCGTCAGTATTTTCTAAACAAATCATATCAGCCTCACAAATAAAGCCACCTTCTTCATATAAAAGTTCATAACGAATTAAATCGGAAACACCACAAAATGCTTTTGCTCTATAATAATGTTCTATTAAATCCTGATTAATCCATCGTCTCTGTTTGAGCATGGTGTCGTCAAAAATACTATATTCCCATTCAGGGTGTTTATCTCTCCATGTATACATCCACTTTAACGGAGCTGGTTTTGGACCAACCCAGATGTGTTTCATTTTTCTTTCTATATTAATGTGCATGTATATTCACCAATTTTGAATAGGCTTGTGTTGCAGGGTCTTCACCCTCCAATAATGTATATTTAATATCCAATATATTAAACTGATTTAATATTGCCTTATCAATATTTACACTTTCTTCTTCATTTTGTGCTCGACCATCAGATTCAAAGCCTTTTGGACGAGTCAGCAAAAAGTTAATGTTATCATACATATTATAACACTCTAAAGCCATTTTGTCAATTAAATCTGAATATAAAGGACCATCGTAAAGCTCTCTATAGATTGGAGACAATAATACTGGACTGTCAGTAATGACATAATCCACTTGGCCTTTTAATCTTAAAATTTTACGATGTTGGTGTGCAAGGACCCATAATTGGTCTTTTAACATGGGAACATTTCCTTCCCATACACACTCTTTGGCGAATTCGTCGGTCAGCTCTACGCTATATCCCAACATTTTCATTTTATAAAATAATCCGGCAGCAGCTGTGCTTTTGCCGGAAGATGGACCGCCATAAAAATTAATTACTCGGGTCTTCTTTGTCACTGTATTATCCTTATTGCTTTTCAACTAACCATAAAAAATCATCTTCTACAGTATAATTACCTTCTCCGTATAACTCTTCCACTGCTTGTTTCACGGTTGGAAAATGAATATCATGTCCAATAATCATACCACCTTTGCGAACTTTTGGAGCCCATGCTTCAACATCTCGCATTACACCATTATAACTGTGGTCAGCATCAATAAAGACAAAGTCTAAACTTTCATCTTCTACTTGTTTTGCTGCTTCAGTTGTATAATCTTTAATGATTTCTGCTCTATCTGGATATTGAGAGCAAAAATTTACAAGGTCTTTATAGTAAGTCTCGTGGTCCCAGGCATGGCCATTCTCACCTCTGGTCCATTGTTCAGGTCCGTCGTATCCTGGCTGAGCTTCGTAAAGGTCAACACCAATAAGATGCAGATTGTGACAGGTACGAACAAGGTGTTTAAAAGTTTCACCAAGCCAAACTCCAAGTTCAGCTCCTTTTGTCCAGTTGTTCTTTCGAACATATTTTTCAATTGTTTGCCATCGCCAAATGTTTCCACCGTCGTGACCGCGGTCGCGTATTCTTCCCATTGTTTTCTCCTAGTGCTACTCATAGCAAATATTCTATATAATTTTATATATTATAATACATTTGGAAGTATTTGTCAACAAAAGACCAAAAAATCATAATATAATGTTGAAGTTTTTAGTTTGTGCTAATTGGTTCTCTTAAAAGTAAACCTTCGCTGAATACATTCATTTCGTGTGTTCCGCTCGAGGTTCTTAATTGAAACTGAATGTCGGTTTTTTCTGAATACTTAAACGGGAACCTTCGTTGAATATGCATATTACCTAAGAATGTTGTTCGAGCAACGTTATATTCTTGCCCACCATTTGCGTTATTAATTGATACATTTTTAAATAGACCAGGTTTAGCTGATGAGCTATCTGATGAAAAAGCATCGATACGATAAAGGTAATAACAATGGTCGGCAGGAACTGAAAAATGAGATGCTTGATTTCTTCCATCACCAACTCTAATACCTGCATACTTTTCTGTTTTACCAGCATTTTGTATTGTAATTAAACCAACATTTTCGATTCCACTTGTTAATATAACATCATTAATTCTTAAGAATGAATTATCTGTGACTACATCTCCACCACCAACAAGTGTGACTGTTTCTATTAAAACATTCCAATTAGCATCTAAACCTTTAATTAATAAACTCTTGCCGTCGTCACTACCACTTGCTGATGTGACAGTTAATGGAATCGCGCTTGAAGGAAATAATAAATCAGTAGCAGAAAATTCCCACATTACTCTGAATGTTGTATCTGCAGCCTCTTGATAACCAAAGATATTTCTTACTTCACCACCTTTAATTAATCCACGTGATGCATTAAGGAAAGTATCTTCAGTAGGATAATATTTTGACATTATGGTGTACCTTGTGAATTACGATAATCATAAAAGTCTTTATTGATTTCACCATTCACTAAAGTCTTACCTGGCTTTCTGCATTTTATATAAGTTTGAGTTGTGTGACCACCTGAATTAGGTACTGTAAATGTTCTGACACCATTTGATACGACGCCGGGAGAGTCAACATAGGTATCAGCAGCAGTTGCTGTATTCTCGTATTCCCATGTTCCATTACTTCCTGGTACCGTGACCCAAGCCATTATTTCTGCCACCCTTTAATATATTCAGTACTAAAGTTTGCCTTACTAAATTCTAATCTATCTACAATCTTTAGTGCGTTTTTACTATAATGGTCGATAGCAACAAAGCCTTCCTGGCCAGTGACCTCGAATCCACTATCTGTTTTCAGTAGAGTTGTAATTCCTTCTACCTGGTTTAGTTTATTTATTATCATATATTTTGCATCAACAAGTAAATTATACAGTTCGAAAATAGTTTCTACCTGTTTAATCTCTCGCTTGTTAAAGTATTGTAATAATACCTTACCTTGTGCGATTTTAGCATCCTTTGTTTTTTGCTGTTTAACTTTATCTGCTTCTTTCTGATAATATTCTTCGATGTATCGTTGAAGCCCAATCACAAATTGTTTTACATTTGTAATTCGTTGACCTTCTCGTACCTTACTATTAATGTATGTGTTAACACGAGCATTTAAATCAGTATTTTGATGTAATGCATTTAATTTTGCTGCTTTTGTTTTTCTGAATAATTTTCCAGCAGCCGATAACTTTGCTGTAATATCTCTATTTTCTGCCTTGGTAAGAGTTGCATTTCCCGATTCGTCTTTAAATGTTGCGTCTATTGACCATACGCTTTTAACCGAGCTTTGTTTTGATGCAATCTCCTCTCCAAAACTTGCAGACATTGTTTCAAGAGTTTTTCCTCTGTATGTTGTGTGCCAGACCACACCGATTTCGGATTCTGATATTTTTTTACCGAGGTCTGATGTTTTAGGTACCGCGTAAACAATGGTATTAGGATGGAAAGTAATATGCGGTTTTCCATCAATGTTTTCTGTTTTGAGATCTGATTTTGTAAATAAGAAATCACCTTGTACTACTCCTTCAATTCCGAGTTTTGCAAACTCTTTTAAGGCGACCTTAAACTTGTCAGCAAGGTCTCCTTTTAATTCATCATCTATTTCACTATCCGTTTTATATAATTTTGGATTTTTATTAAATAGTCCTTTCTTTGCGACAAAGAATTTACCATCTGATGGGTCAACGCCGGCAAAAATGGCAGGAGCACCGTCCCATTTTGTGGTAAGACTTACTGGTGTTGCAGTGCTACCAGAAAGCATATCGCGAATGTTTCTTAAATAATTAATTACATTTCTTGTACCAGTGACACCACCATCAAGGACAGCATCTTCCAAGTGCGTCATATGAAGATTTGCACCTGCGGCCTCTGCGATATATTTTTTAAATTTAATCATTTGGGTCTATATCCAATTGTGTATTACCTGGAATACTTGGGTCTACTTTTTCCTTCTTTCTGTCTGTTTCTACAGCTTTATTCATATCATCTAAATTTTCGCCACCAGTTTTATTGTGGTCAAATGTATGTGGTTTGCCAGCATCACCCGTGACCCATTCGCCGTCCATATAACGGACTTGGTCTTTTTGCATTGGGTAATCAGGTATTGCAAATCCTTCTACAAATTCCTTATATGTTTTCATTTCTGGTCCTTCATTCTGGAAAAGCCTTTATGTTTGGTATCTTTTTCCACTCTGTTCTTTACCAATTTTGCGATGTCATTTAAATCTTTATAATTGCCTCGTTTTAAATCCTTTTCTAATTTTTCAGAAACTCTGGTCAGAATATTATCAATAATTGCTCTATTTGGTGCGGATAATGTTGCCTCTGTTTGTAATTTTGTAATTTCAGCATCATCAACTTTTCCGTCGTCAAGTATCTTTTTACACATTTTATAGAATTGTAGGTAATGATATTTCTCTAACATTTTATAAACAACATTTTTAGGTAGTCTGTTTTTAATAGAGAATGTTTTAATCTGTTCTGGTGTCATATCAGTATCAAATGCAGCACGGCGTTCCTTGTCAACCAAGTCACCAACACGTACATAATCTTGTATTCCAGTTTCCACTTCTTTCAGTTTATCCTCAATTTTATCTTGCAAGTCTATTATATCACCTGGCTGAAGCTCTGTCAACTCTTTATAGTCAATAATATCGCGTTTTAATTCACCTTTGATGATATCAAGTTCTTGCACTTTTCGGTCAAATTCATGCATGTATAGATCTGGGTCAAATACAAAATCCTCTGGTCGTTTGATAAATGTGTCTGTTTCAATATCAAATACAGCATCTGCCTTACCATTCTGTTCGTCGTATATACCTTCACTTGTAATAAAGTAATAGTTAATTGGGTGTTCGGTTCCTGGAATTAATTTGCCCTGGATATTATCTGGATTCTTTGACGACAAATACTTTTTGGAGAGTCGTTCTCTTTCTGCCTCTGCCTTTTCTGGTGGTACATCAAACAATACATTAATATCCAAATCAGCATCATTCCTATATCGTTTTGTGAGGATAGAGCCGATTAAAGATGTTTTAATGATTGGATATTCTGTTTCAAATTCTTTTAATTGTTTATTAATTAATTCTTTTACACTTGGTTTGATTTTTGGATTATCAGATTCTTCGTTATCAAAGACGGCAGGTGCATATGTTCTTCTTGGGATATCAATGATACTTTCTACAAGTTTCATATCCTCCAAGTCCATGCAACCTTCCATTTGACCACTTCGGAATTGTGCAAGCCATTTTATTGCTTTGACATGTCGGACTGGTTTATTTGCAAATCGTTGTGCGAATTTGAATCCTTTCGTAGTAGCTTTCTGCCAATTACTACCAGTAGAATTGTCAACAATAATGAAATTATCTTTAAATAAACTTTGGAAGCGTCCAATATTTGTCTGCACATCTTTCCACATTTTAACAACAGCCGGTTCGGGTAATGTTCTTTCACGATTTCTATTCCTTTCCAACGCTGTATCTAAGTCTGTATTCACAAAAATCATGGCCACATCATAACCTAATGTTTTTAATTCTATAGCTTGATTTTTGAGTTTTAAATAATCGCGTCCAGTACCATCAATGGCTAAACCAAGACGACCTCTTAATAAAATCTTTTTCTTTATAGCAGTCATTTTCTTAGCTCTATCTCTCATTGCCTGACCAGTGACACTAAAGATATTTTCTGGATTCATTTCCAGAGCAGCATCTTTCATTGCCTTTTCAAACGAAATATCTGAATTGACAACTTTAAATCCAAGAATAGGTAAACCTGTTTTACCCGAAATAAAACTTTTTCCAGAGCCTGGACCACCCGCAAGAAATATTGCTTTAAAAATTGCTGGATCGTTTGGTCCTTCTTCGACATCAATAGGTGGTGTCTTTTTATACTCTAAAAAGCTTTTCATTATAGAGATACCCCACCAGGAATACCTCTCGTAGAAGATATATCCAATCCAAAGAATGCCATTAATCGTTTAAACATGCTTTTACCAGCCGATACAAGTCTTTTAAATACTTTTTTCACATTAGCCATAATATTATCAACTACTCTCTTCAAAAAGCCAAGTGCTTTTTTACCCATACTTCTAATTGCAACTCCTGCTTTTCGAAGCATATCAAAAGGTCCTTCTTGTAAAAAGTCCTCTGTTAATAATGATTGGAATTCTTTATGGCTATTTAATTCATTTAGAACTATGGAAGAAAATGTTTCAAATTCTTCATTTGTTTTTGATAAACCTAATCGGAATGCAGAATAGGCTGGACTTGCTCCACCCTTTTTAAATGCAACATAAGGTTTGACATTTTTAGCGTATTTTGAAATAATAGGGTCGTTTACACTCCTAATTGGTTCTATTACAACTGAACCAGATGGGTCAAATTTTCCTAATAAATTTGCTGCAGCCTTTGATGATGGAGAACCGAATTTATTATTACCAGTAGAAGCTTCAAATACAACATGTTTTGCGAATAAAGAATTTGCTGCTGTATTTTGGTTAATATAACTTTCAAGCATTATTGAAAGTTCCTTATTTTGAGCATCCTTTTTCTGGTAATCAAGTACCTCTGCTGTCTTTTTACCAGCCTTGGCCGCGTCTTCTAAACTACCAGTAGTTTCACGACTAATCAATTTAGTCATTTTTTCTTCCATTGCGTCTAAAAGATCTTTTGCGAAACCTGGTTGAGCACCCATTTCAGCAAGTGCAGACTTAACAATGGCGATACCTTCTTTTTTCTCAGCTGATGCCAATTGAGAACCACCTGTCTTTTTCAAAGATACCTTCTCTTTAAAGTCAGCTGATGCGATATCGGTTTTTGGAGTTTTATCTCCTGCACCTGTTTCTTTCCAAAATGGACCTAATTCTACTTTACCAACCGCGCCTCCGCGACCAGTTTGGACCATACGATTCGTTTTTAAGGCTCTATTGAAATTTTTAGCAATTGTTGTAGCATTTTCAGAATATAAATCCCAGTATTTTAATGCTACTTCAGATGTGGCTTCATCTGTGGGTTGATTATTAATCTTATTATAAGCATATACAATGAGATCTTCCCATTCTGCTGCTTTCGGAGGTGAGCCGGCCGCGGGTAGGTGTGTGAAATTACCCGATTTGGCCGACGCGGAGCCACCTGTGATTTTAATGATACGACCATCAGGACCTTTAAGGTGTTTTACAAAATCACCACCCTGTGGTCCAACCTCTAATGCATTAGGATTTTCAGATACAACCTCGAATATATCATCTTTCTTATAACCTAAAGCTAATAGCTCTTTAAAGCCATTACCTTTAAAAACAAATTTATGACCTACTACGTAGTCTGGTTTAAGAATTGAGCCTTCTGTAATATAATTGCCGAAGCGTTTCATCTGACACCCTTTAAATGCTATAATTTAGTATACTAGTACTAAACTATTTATAAAGTTTCTTTTATCTAAAGTCTACAGTGTCTGCAAAAACATTCTTGGATTTTCGTCTACTGAGCCTTGTTCCAATGTCTGTTTTATCAAACACTGGTCCATCATCAACTTGAATCTTTTTTCCAGACCCACCACCAGGTCCTTCAATGTCTATATTTTTCTGTGCTGATTCCTCTAATTCATAGATTTTCATTTTGGCACGTTCAATACCAACAAGGAACCTACGATAATAACTGATATCGCCCCAGCGATTTTTCAATTGTTTAATCATGAGTTGATTCAATTCATCAAGATATTCAGAACTGACCAGACCAAATATTGCATCAGCAGTATGAGTGATACCCATTGATTCCGATGTATTTGTCAAGTCAACATCTGAATTGCCATAACCATCACGATTGAACTGTGATGATGTGACAATTGCACAATTATATTCCATTGCAAGACCACGCACTTCCTCAGCAATAGATTTTACCAATGTATAACTATTTGCTGCAGCCGCGCCACGAACTCGAGATGAAGCACATATATTAAGATAATCCAAATATACTACATCAGGCTGAAAGCCTTTTTTCAAACGAAGTTCATTTAATAAATGTCTAAAGTGACCAGAGTGTACACTACCAGTTGGGAACTCTTTAATTACAAGTTTACCAGGTGTTTTGGTTTTATATCTTGCCATTCTCTTTTCATAAACATCACGTGGGATTTCATTTACTTCGTCTAACGTAATATCCATAATATTGGCATCGATACGGCGACCAATTTCCTCTTCGGCCATTTCTCGCACGTCGGGGTCACTGTCTTCGAGCATTAACTGTGCTTCAGCGAGATCATCCTTCGCCCGGCGGTACCCATCGTAGACCTTCACCACGTCATCGAGTTGAGCATACTCCTGTGACAAAGCGCGGAACTTATTGGGGTCTGACGCAGTCTCGGCGTCGGCAAGTAAAGCCGCCACCTCTTCATGTCGATCACATAGCGATTCGAGCTTAGTAACAAGCGACGTCTTCACAATAAACTGCCCTTATCGAACTATTGTAGGGTCGACGAGCCGTCTGATGGGATGGATGCGGGCACGCCGAGTAACTCTGCTGCACGCGAGACATTAACACGAT